TGCGTGGTTCGTGGGGAAGCGTGTGCCAGGTCATGTAAGACATTTTATATTTAAAAAAAATTGTTTGCAATCCCTCCGTGACCGTGACCGGGCGGCGCAAGGCCCTGGCCCCCCTCCAAGCTTGACCTTAGCAATAGCTACATGGCCTAGGCAATGGGGCCTGGCGCTTGGGTCTTTTAGGCTATGCGTTGACAGTCGCACAATGCGTCCTGCGCCAGCTTGCGCTCGCATGGCGTCACCTGGCGTGCCAGTGGCGCTCGCATGGTGTTAGGCCATTTAGGCTATGGGCGAGCGATAGCCTAAATGGCCTAATAAGCCCATGCGACGCGGCTGGGTGCGCGCGTCTTCTACATAGTCAATCTGTTTGGCCATCAATAGTCGCGCATTTCGGCAATAAAGCGCCGGAAAACCGGGCGAAAATATCACTTAGGCCATTTAGGCTAGTTTCGCGGGACACGTCACAACTCCCCACAGCTTACAGCTAGAGCTATACAATACACATTTTAAACTTCTAAAGGTATATATAGATAATAGCTTAAATAGCCTAACAGCCCGGAAAACTAGGCAATTCGCGCACCTAACCCCGCGCACAAAACCGACCCAAGACGCGCCTAAATTATTTTCGCTTTTCTTGTCGATTTTTCTTGAATGTGCTGGAAAATCGTTTACAGTAATCCTTGTCGAAACGGCGCAAAGACGCCAAACGATAGGACAAACACAAGATGATCAAAACGGCTCAAGAGATGACAGTAGCGCTCAAGCGCTCCAAATTTACCGGCGTGATACTGTATCAGGGCGCAAGCGCCCTAGACGGCGCGCCGATTGTCGTTATCGCCAATCGGATTACAGCCGCTAGCACCAATTCTAAGACCGGCGCGATGGTCCAGACTTTCGTCATCCGTTCCGATATCGATCCGTTGACGGCGCTTAAGACCGGCTTTGACGCCAGTGTGTGCGGCGATTGCCAACACCGCCCGGCGAATAACGGCTCATGCTATGTAAACGTCGGTCGTTCCGTCATGTCGGTTTACGGCGCTTTCAAGCGCGGGCGCTACGCCAGCCCCGGCGTCGATTACGACCCTGCAATCATACCGGCGTTATTCGCCGGTCTGGCGTTCCGCATTGGTACCTACGGCGATCCTACCGCCGCGCCGTTCCAGATCTGGCGTCGCGCTACGGTCAACGCGGCCGCGATCAATGGCTACAGTCATCAATGGCGCAATCCTAAGTTCGCCGCTTTCAAGCTGCTTTGCATGGCGAGCGCCGATAGCGCCGACGACCACGCGGCCGCCCACGCTATGGGCTGGCGTACATTTCGCGTTAAGACGCCAGACGCGCCGCGCTTGACTGGCGAAGTGTCTTGCCCGGCGTCAAAAGAAGCGGGCGCCCGTACCAACTGCGCCTCATGCCGCGCGTGCGGCGGCACAAGCGCCAAGGCCAAGGTGTCAATGGTCATCAACGCCCACGGCGTGACAGCTAAACGCTTTGTTAACGCGTGACGCGCGAACATGGCGCTTGTCAACGCAAGCGCCATGCTGTAAAACAATCTCCTGCACTAGAAGGAAACGGAACCATGCGAAACCCTACCATAACGCCCGGCGAAGCGGCTTACATTGAAGATGTTTGCAGGCGCCCGAACTACCACACTGGCGAGCCCCGCTTCACATGGGCGCAGTTGGACGCATGGGTGAAGCAGTCATGGGAGCGCAACCCGACGCCGCGCGAATGGAAGCAAGCCGCCAAATGCGCGTGACGCCCGTTCGCCCCATCGCCCCCACGGCGCGCCACCCGGCGCGTCGCCCCCCGCTCCCGACACAACCGAAAGGCCCCGCAAATGATCGCGATAATCGAAGCCCTGCTAACCATCATAAGCCTAGCAATAACAGGTGCCCTTCTGGCAATGGCGTTTATATAGATCTGGAGGTCTGACAATGGCAAAGCGCAAAACCAAAACGATTGGCCCGATCGACAACACGCCACTCTATCCCAAGCTCGCCGGACTGGACCGCTACCGGCGCGACCCTGCCGCCGATCGTCACGCCTACGGCCAGGCCGTCCTGAGCGCCATCCGCGCCCTACAGGCCCGCGAACTAGCGCGGGAGCTTCCGACGCACCCATGCCCCTGCGCCTCCGGCGTGTGGGCGAGCGACGGACAAGAGATCTTGCGCGCCGTGCGCGCTCAGAACCGGAGGACGTGATATGGCGACGAAAGTTAAAAAGATTAAAAGCCTACGGCCCATTCGCAAACGTTTAGACGACGTTGAGTACGATTTGCACAACCGGTACAGGAACGCGCATGACGTTTATTGGGCCGGAACCGATAAATGGCGCGAAAGCAAATATGGGCACCAATATTTTGCCCGGTTAACCGACTTTAAAAATGCTTGCGATGCTTTGGGGCTATCGCTTGCGTATCTTCAACGCGTCAACGCAAAGGCCGTTAAATGATCACTACCACAACCCACGCTGACAGCACCCGAACCGTCTCGTATTTTGGCCGTGTGTTAGGCTTCTACGCTGCGGTCACCTATCGCCGGTCCAAAACCCGCGCATGGCGCTGTGTGAGCGTCCTGGGCGCGCTAGGCTACGCCCGCAACGAGCGCGACGCCCGCGCTTGGCTCATGGAGATGGTCCCATGAGCGTTGATTATCACCTCGCCCTGAGCGACCACTACAAGGCCGTCCGCGCGCGTCTCAACGGCGGCTCGCCAGCAAGGCGCGCGGCTTACGTAAGCATCGCGCCACCCGAACCGGAACCCGAACCTGAGCCGCCCGTGGCCGAACTGCCCCCGGCGTCGTTCCAATATACCATGTCCGCCGCCCGGCGCATCGCCCAGGCCGCGCTCGTGCCCCACGGCATGACCTGGACCGACGCTATGAGCCCCGCCCGCACCCTGCCCTACACCGACGCCCGGCGTGACGTGTACGCCGCCCTGCGCCGTCATGGATGGTCACTAAAGAAGATTGGATTATTCTGCGGACGCGACCACACTACCGTCTTAAACGCTCTACACCCGAAAAAGGAACGCAACAGATGAGCAATGCTAAATGGATGACTGAAGCTAAATGGCAACCGATTAAAACCGCGCCGAAAGGTTACATGACTAACGATTATCTTCCGCCGGAAATTTTGGTTGCGTTAAGCCTTTCCGATGGCAGTTATTATGTAGCGGTTGCGGAATGGCACGACGAACATTTTGCTTACTGGTGCGCCGAAACTGAACGTTACGACCGACTAGGGTTTGAGCCCACCTATTGGATGCCATTACCGCCCGCACCGCCAGTTATGAAATCAAAGAAGGACCGCACCAAATGAGCATTACAGATCAGATCCTGAGCGAGCGCGAACAAACCCACGGCTTGTTTCGTGAGGTCGCGGGCTACTCGCAGGCGATCAAGAACGTCATGCGGACCTCACGCAATTGGAACAGATTAGACGTGGCGCAGGCGCAGGCGCTGGAGGTCATCGCCGACAAGGTGGCGCGCATCCTGTGCGGCGACCCTAGCTTTCTGGACCATTGGCAGGATGGCGCGGGCTACTTTGAACTGGTGGTGCGCGACCTGGTGCAGGCGCAGGCGCCCGCCGCCATGCCCCGCGCTACCATGCCAGACAGGCCCGACGACGAGCCGCTAGACGCGCCCGCCTTCCTGACGGAGGGCAGGCTGTGATCCTCCAGCTAAACCCCACCATGCCGCTGACGACCCCTCTAGGGCGGGCGCTGGCGCACTTCCTTATCGACAATGGGGACGAACACCACCTGCTATGGGTGTGCATCCAGGACGACACTGGCGAGATCTGGGTCTGGCCTAACACCGACGTGCGCGGGCGCAACAATCCGACAATGGGGAGGAAGTTAACATGAGCGACATCCCCAAAATGTTGCGGAGCGAGGCGCTAATCGCCGACGAGGACTGGACCGGGATTTATCAGATCTCGCCTAATCTGGCGTTTGCCGCAGCCGACCGCATCGAGAAGCTGGAGGCGGCGCTGCAAGTTTGTGTGAATGTTTTGGCGTGTTTTGAACGCCCAGACTTTCATCAACTTGAGCAAAAATCGCCGATAAAGCCATATGCTTTGGGTGCGTTAGATGTAGCCCGCAAAACACTGGAGGGAAAAGATGATTGACGATCTTGTGAAACGGCTGCGTGAGCGGGATGTTGCCGGTGGCGATTATTGCACGGAATGGGGTGAAGCCGCCGACCGCATCGAGAAGCTGGTGGCGGCGCTGTCTCTGGCGCAAGATTGGATTGAAAATCGGGCAATCCATGCCGGAGACCTTTGCACTTCAAACCAGTGCGTTTGTGGCAAAGCCCTTGTGCTGTTCAACGCCCGCAAAGCACTGGACGCAAAATAATCCTTTACGCCATCGCGCTGACGTGCGATGGTTCACCGTCAACCAAGGGGAGACTACAATGGCATTCAAAATTGGCATAAACGAGCATGACGAAGTGGCGTATGTGAAGATCCAGATCGCAGCCAAGGCGATCCATGAAGCGGCGTTGTTGGCGTACTATTGCGAAGGCCGCAAGAAACAGATGTTCCATGACGAGATGGAGCGCGAGATCGAAGAATTGTTGACCTTGCTGGGCATTGACGACCGCGCAACCGCCTGCGCCGTTGACGATGCGACCGAAACCTACCAGTATCAGATCGAGAATTTACGGGCGGCTCTGCGCGTCATCGAAGACACGCCGCCCCGTGAGATTGAAAGCGCGTGGTCCGTCGCGACCCGTGCGCTGCGCGAAGATGATGAACATGCGGCCCTCGCCGCAAAACCTATCCGGTGATGAACCGGATCGTCGGGGCACCCGCCCCGGCGCGTCAGACAGGCGTCTGACGGCCTAGTCCTAGTGTTTGTTCGACACGCCCACTTGCCCCCGGTCGCTCACGCAACCGGGGGTCTTTCGTTCAGGGTTTCTTGCCGGGGAAATCGCGCACGTTACTCTCCGCGCTGGCGACAGGCTCCAGCAGGTTCCGCAGATAGCTCTTAGTCTGCGACCGCGCCAAATCGGGCGCCGCGTAGATGTGGCGCTTACTGGAATGCTCGAACGATCCAATGCGCCCCATGTCCACCCACCCGGCCTCCTTGAGCGCATGGAGCAGCGCCGCCTGCGGGATCTTGACGCCGCCAGGCGCGCCATTGGCTAGGCTCTCGCAAAGCTTGAAGAACGGCGTGGCGACGACACCCTTGGAGAACTCGTTATTACGCGCGCGAATCTGATCCACGATGTAGCTTTCGGCGATGCTCATGCCGTTTTCGATCAAGTTCTCCTTAAACTCGGTCCACATGGGCGGCGCTGCCGGGTTGAACTTGGACACGTCGCGATCAGCCAGCCACCGGGCGATGGTTTCGAACCCACCGGAGCGATACCAGGTCCACATCGCCTGCGCCTCGTCTGCGGGCATACGACCGGCGGTGCTCCAGATACAGAACCAACGGCGGTCGCTGGATGAGATCGAGATCGGAACGGGATCGTTCGTGAACGCCAGCACCA